GCCACTTCTTGTTGAGTTCCAAAAGTATAATAACTATCTTGATGTTCTGTAAGTTGTAATGCAACTGTACTATCTCCATTTATTGTAGTTGATAAAACTCTAAAAGGTTTTGCTGAGAAAGATGGTGTAGCATGAGTTATATTTACTATATCCCCAACTACTAATTCCATAGCATTTGCATCAGCAGTAAGTGAAACATCTAAACTAGACCTTGATCTTCTCAAAATTATCTCAGCCATTTCTTGTGCCTGATATGGATTTGTAATAGTTGGCATATCAAATCTACCCTCTAATAAAATACCACCATCAGCAGTTTTCATCGTTGCGTGTTGATCTGCTGTAGCTTGTCCAGTTTCATCTACAGGTGGAAACTGTGCCTCATCTACTTGGTAATTTTTATCAGGATTAACAAATGTTACTATAACTCTATTATATCGTTCATTTTTGTTTTTACTTGATACTCCTATTCCACCAATAATATTATCTTCTGTAAGAGTTATTGATGCACTACCTGAAGTTTCTACTGTTACTTGATATTTACCAGCAGTAAAATTCAAAAATGCTCTTGAACCTGTCAAAAATTTTTTTGTGTTATCTATAACTTTTTGTGAGGTATCAATAACTGCATGACTATCAATCAAATCTATTTCAGATGCACCAGAAAAAGGTGTTATGTTTGCGTCACATATATCTCCAGCAGTTTGAAAATCAGCATAATTACTATCAAAATAAGCATTAGCTATACCCATTCCATATCTGTCATTTCTTAAATAATCTAGAAGTTGATAAATTGGATTGTCTGAATATTCCCATGTAGAACTTGTATCTTCTCTATGTGAACCTGAGCCACCTGTTTTTGTTCCATCAAGATTTGGATTATAAACTTTTTTACCTTGTACTAATGCTTGAACTGTAGGGATAGAACCAAATGCGTCTGAGTTCCATTCAAAACGAAAAGAAATATAAGCTACACCTCTAAGTCTATGATTTGAAGTCCATGATGTAAGGGTACTAAGTAGACTACAAGCTGTTTGTGAGTCTGAACCAAAATGAGGTCTTACTTTAATTAAACTCTCTGAGTTTTTGTAATAATTTGAGTCTGAACTTGCTACATTTCTCTCTGTATCATCAGCTAAATCTCCATCAAAAGTTACTTCATTATCATTGATAAATATTTTTGTTATGTCGTTTATTTCGCCCTCTCCCAAAACAAAAGCCATATATAAATATTGATTGTCTGTTCCTGAAGTTTCTAAAAAAACTATTGTTCCACCAACTTTTCTTGTTCCATAAATAATAGGTATTTGACCATTAGCTGAAGTCTTGTTTACTAAAACACCTTTTGCTATATTTTCTGGTGTAGTATCAAAGTTAAATTCAGGGTCATCAGGTTTTCTTAACCATGTAATTGCTGTAGAGACTATGCTTATAATAGAAAGTATAGGACTTAAAAAAGGGAAAATTTTAGCAACTGCTTTACCTATAACAGTTTTTTTAAATGGATTTGGTATTGAAATTCCAAAAGGCATTATTCTCTACCCCATCTTATATCTTGAACAGTTAATGCACTAAATTCAAAACCTTTATCTCCACTAAAAAATCTTTGTTGAGAATTGTTGCTTGTTCTTCTACCTGAAACCTTTTCAAAATTACCCCAATGTGAAGTAATATCTAGTCCTATTACAGCTTGAGTTGTATCATCTTCTATTGAATAAGCATTGATAAAACCACTAAACAATAAAAATGGGTCAGATATGAGTGCGTTAGAACTATTTAGGAAACCTCTATATATTTGAACAGTATCATTAATTATGTTTTCATTTAAAGCTATTGATATAAAACTTTGATCTACTCCTGATAATGTTAGGTTGAAAGAGTTTTTTATAGGGGTTGAACCCTCTTGAGTATTACCAATTCCTAAAATATGACCTGATGCAGTATATGTTCTTGATGTTCCTGATACATCTGATGTAAGTGCAAAACCACAATCAGTTATAAAAAGTGGTGTAGCAAAATTTATATCTATTAAATGAACAGGTCTTATATTACCTGTAGCTAACTCAGTTTTTACAGAACTTGATAATCCTCTTGCCATTATAAACTCTCAATAACATCAAACTCATAATTAATTAAAATATTATTATCTTTGTCTATTGTGTTCGTTGGAAACTCTTGCACATCAGAATTAAGATGTACTGTAAATGTAAGACTATCATAATTAACTTGTTCATCATTCGCTAAGGTATTCACTAATGGTGGTTCTATAGTTAATGTTGATGCGTTTGAACTTGGTGTAACATCTTCAACAATCATGTAAACTTTTGAATGATTTGCAAATTTTATTAAGTCCCCAGCTTTAAAAGAACCAGCAGTATCTCCAGCATGACCATCAACTGTTATTGTTGTATCTCCAGCAGTATGTGAACCATTGACTCTTACTGTTCCTGTTTCTGAACCCTGAGCATTAAAGTAACTTGGAAAAGTAATTGTAAAATTTTCTTTTCCTGATCGTTGTTTTATTATGAAAGCCTGTATAGGTGCAAACTCAGTTCTTGTTTTTAAAGGATAGCTAAGAGTAAAAGTCCATCTTTGACCATCAATTTGCCTACGAAAAGTTTTGCCACTATCGGTTGTACTACGCAAAGTTCTTTGTTCACTTTGAAAGTTAACAGCTTTAAAATCAACATCAGGTAATGCACCACTCATACTACAGCCTGTCTCCCTGTTTCATTAACAGCACTATTTATCAAACTAACAATAGTCCCTCTACTATTAGTTAATAATTCATTAAAGCCTCTTGCATCAACTGTATTTATATTAAATGTAACAGCAACAGGACTACCACTCATTTTATTGTTTGGTATAATATTTCCTGATTGATTTGGGACAAACATTTCAGGACCTTTTTCTCCGACAATAAAAGGTTTACCTTGAGAAACAGGACCACCTTTTTCTCTAAAGCTAGTTGATTTAATTTGTGCAACAAGAGCCATACCTTTTACTAAGTGCGAAGCCGCTACTGCTGAAGCTATAAATGGATTTCCAGCAAAAGTTTTAAATGCTGTTGCCGCACCACTAATCGCATTAACTGTTGCTTCAGCTATTTGAAATCTTTTAAATGCTTCAAAAGCAGTTCTATTTAGTCCACTTACTGCTCTTAAAGATTCTTTTGTATTTTGATGTATCATATCCAAACCTAATTTATTAATTCTTACTTTTTCATCAGCTTCGGCTTGAGCAATAATTTTATTCATTTCCATTTTTCTTCTATTCATTTTTATGGACTCTTCTAAAGCTTTTGCTTCAGCTTCCATTAAAGATACAACTTTAAGTTCTTGAACTTCAATAGCATCTCCTAAATCTAATTTTTCTTTAATTAATCTTTTTGCTATTGCTATTTGTTGATGAATAAGTGCGTTTTCTTCTTCGTATGCTTTTATAACTGCATCATGTTGATCTATTCCTAAAATATCAAATGGACCCTCATCTTTTAATTGAATTAATTTATCTTGATTTATTTGTAATTGTTTGTTTAAATCTTCTACTTTGTCCATGAGTTCAAAAAATTCCATATTTTTAAACTCTTCATTAATTCCAATAGCCGCTAATTTTGCATCTTGAAATTTATCTGCTAAAAAGGCTATTGAAACTCCTAAAGCTGTTATTGCACCTAGTTGAGGACTTAGAAGTGTAACTACTCCTAATAAAGCAATACCAAATAATTCTAAATTATTAGCCGCAGTTTTTCCAAACTTAACAATTTTTTGTAATGCACCAGCTAAATTTTCTCCTATTAATTTTGCTGTCTCTGTAATTTGATCTTCATTATCTTTTAAAAATTTATCTAAATCTCCAAACTGTCTTTTTAGTTCAGGAAAGAAACCAGCATCTAATATATCTTTTTTAAATTTAAAAAATGAGTCCCCAATCATAGATAAAGTTCCGTCAAGAGTTTGTGCTAATTCATCAGTTGCTTGACCAAACTGTCCACCTTTTCCAAATACTCTTTCAAAAGCTTGTACTGTCTCCTCAATAGAAACTGTTGCACCAGCTTTGAAACCAAGCATATTTCTAACACCTTTTTCTCTAAATAGGTCAGCCGCACCAATACCAGCACTAAAAGATCGTTGTATTTGTTCAGCCGCAGTTCTAAAATCTAATCCTGTAGTTGCGGCTACATTACCTGTAATCTCCAACATCTTTTGAAGATCATCAGCATTATCAGTAACAGTAGCTAATATTCCTGAACCAGCTTGTATTTCTTCTAATGAAAATGGAACTTCAGATGCAAACTTTGTTAGATTTTTAAATGCTTTTGCACCCTCATTTGCATCTTT